TCGTTTCCGGAGAGAGGTTATTCAGCTTCAGCAGTTCGACAAAATTGGCAAAGCTACCTGTGGCGGCTATGGTGGTATCAATCGCTGAAGGACGTGTAACCGTGTACAGTTCCTCACCGGCAAATTCGCCGGTAAAACCTGCATATTCAACACTCGACCGGCTGATCTGTGGCAGCTCCGGCGCATCGGGCACCACGGTGTCGATGGCTGCAGTATTGGCCACAAGCAAGGTCACCAGCACTTCCATGCTGCCGTAGGTCTTAATTGCTATGTCGATCCAGCTGCTCATTTGCGATCTGCTTTTAGGTCAATGTCCGTAAGGTCGTCAGGGTTCAACGCCACGCTGATATTGGTGTAGCCATCGAGCTTTAGGTTCTCGATAATGGCCGCTTTTAACCTGTCGAGGTTCGGGTCTGGTCCCTTCAGGTAGCGGCTGATGCCCACACCCAAGGTAGGGTACTGGCGAAACTCGCCGGGCGCAGCAAGAATGATATCCTCCATATGCTGCTCCTCGCTTTCTCCGATCACGAAGTCTCCGTTCACGATCAGCAGATCGCCATCAGAACCATATAGTAGATCGGTCGCTCTAGCCATGTTGCACCAGTTCGTTTTCAAGCATTGCCCTATTAGTAGGGGTAAGCGTGCCGGTCAAAGCTACGGTGGGCACACCGGTTAAACCACTTGCCGGGTCAGGGTGTACATGTAGGTTGTAGGCAGTTTGAATGCTGTTGACCTTGTTCTCCAGATTATTCAGCTTCTCCACCAGATCAACCACTTTTACCATGCCTCCAAGGCTATCGCCCCTGAGCTTTACTTTGGCCGCCTCGGTGATGGCCACGACGTACAGGTCAGCAGGCACATTGTTCTTACTGGCCACCAGCACCACACTGCCCACAGCAGGGTACACGACCATAGCGTCGGGGCTGGAGCTGTCCACCCCTCGCAAGCTTACGCCTTCGTATTCGATCTCGGTTACGTTGGCTTTCACGGTCACCGTGTTATCCGCTTCTTGCACCGCAGTTACCGTAGCGGTAAAGGCTGTGCCGGGCACCTTGTCTTTGATCAGTTGCCAGATCAGCTCTCCTATTCTTGGCTTATCCATTCAGCACCCTCCTTCCCAACTCTACCCGGCGGCGGTAGCCTCCGGTGTCAAAGGTAAGTTCAACTTCGTCCACCAGGTAGCGGCCTCGGTTGTCGGGGTTGTTCAGATCTTCAATATCAACGGCGTCGGTGGATCTTACGACGGGAAAACCAAACCCGGTCAACGCTCCTTTGTAGCCATCGTATCGTGCACGCTCCCATTCGGCTCTTGCGTACTTATCAAGCTCTGCCTGTGTCATCTCCGGATAGTTCACTTGTATGGTACCACCTTCGGCATCTTTGCTGGGGTAATAGCTTTCCCGCAGCGATCCATCTGTCAAATGACTTATCGCTTTGATCTTGATTAAATCATCGTCTTTGGTCGTAAAACTCAGGCTATGATCGGCCACGTTCTGCTGCAGTCGGTACACATAGGTGACCGGCTGAGGTGCGATTTGGTAGGCAAAGCCAACGTTTAAAATTCCCTCTTTAAAATAGCTGAAGATGCCGTAAGTGTCGGCCAAGGTCTTCAGGACTTTGGCTGGTGTAGCGTCTTTGATATCAAAGCTGCCCAAGTTAATGTCCGGATCGGTAAACACCAATGTGTAACCGGGTGCAATGAAGCGGATCACCTCTACCAGCGTCACTTTCTTCCAGGCTTTGTTTATCGTTTTTGCCTTCAGCTTGTACATCTCATCCTCACAGTAGAGGGTAAGCGGCACACCGCTGCCTACCCGCACGATGTACCCTTTAAATTCTTCGTTTAGTCGTTCATTGTAACCAAGGTTTACGGTGATTTGATCGTTACGCTCAACCAGGCTGCTCCAGCTCTGTCCTACGGGTAGCGTCACATTCCTGGGCAAGGTAATCTCACACGTGTCGGTCAGGTTGCGCCAACCGTTCTTAATGGTCACGCTCTCGCACCAAGTAAAGCGCAGCCTGCGCCCATCTGCTTTGGTAATGACGATATTGCAGTTAAGCACGTACATCAGGCATTCTCAATGATAAGTTCTACAGGCTCATATCCCATTGCCCTAATTTCAAAGGCCTGGCTATCGTAGTAGCCTGGTACTGCCGGCCACGATATGCCCTCAATGTACAGCTGGGTAATGCCAAACACGGTGCTCAGCAAGTAACTGCTCACATTCAGTACAGCATCTGTCCTAAACACGTTCATGATCTGCTGTACCTGATCTTCCGGGTACTGGTCATCGTTCTGCCAACAAATACCACGCATACGAATAGCAGGCGACCGCTGGCTGATCAGCTCCACCACATCTTGGCCGCCTTGTATCTCCGTGCGCACGATGCTCTTGCCAAATTCAAGGTCAACAATCGGATCGTTCGGAAAGCGGAAGGACAACGGAGCCACGACTTCGATCGTGTCAAAAAAAGGTGTGCCGATGAGCGATACCCCTCTGGCGGTCATCTGCCCTTTGACTTCGCCTCGGTACTTGTTGAGCTTTGTTTGTGCCAGAGCTGCCTGACCGCCTTCGGTCAGGACAGCACCCGGCAGGCGGGGCACGACATCCGCCACAGCTTGTACACCGCCAGCATAGCGGCTATCTCTTGCCGTATTCACAAGGCTTTGGCCAAAAGCAGCCGTTAGCCGGTCGCTCAGGTTGAGCCGGTAGCGGTTGTCTAGTTTAGCCATTGCCTTTTGCGTTTAGTCCCAACAGCTTCTCCTTGCCCAGCCATTTGAGCTGAGCATACGTATGCGCATACTCTTCATCGCTAAGCGTCGTAGGGTCGATATGGAAGTACAGTTTGATCAAAGCGTCGATCTTACCTATCGGGGTGAGTTGGTCGCCCGGATAGGCGTTTAAAAATTTACGATTTGAGCCTCTACTTTGGGCATCTGATCCATGATCTTGGTACCTGCCTGGATGTAATAGGCTGGCTCCGATTTGATCACTTCGGCTCCCGCCACCATGCACGCTCCGGTGATCAGCTCGGCTGCTTTCACGGAGTTGCTTTCAATGTACGGACCGATAAGGCTCATGATCTTACGATCCGGCTGGCGAAACAGTCCCGCTACTTTTTGCTCGGTGTCTTTGTTTTCAAGTACGATAAGGCTGATCTCGCCATGCTTGGCTTTAAGCTGCTCCAGTTGCTCCTGGCTGAAGTTGAATTCCTTCAGTACTGCGATTTGTTGAGGTGTGAGGATCATATAAAAAGGTGTTTAAAGGGTTGCTAAATAGGCCTGGTAGAGGGCTGCCGTAGCGGCTTCGTCCCAGTCGTAGGGTTCGCCGTTTTCATCGTACTTAAGTACTTGAAAGCGTTGCGCTCCATGTTTGATATAGGCAAATCGTTCATCGATCATATTGCTTTGAGAATGCTTCCAATACTAAATCTGGTCTGAGCAACACCCCCGTTGGTAAAGCCAACACGAGCGTATCTCCAGCTTGGGCGGTGAACGATCTCGGCATATTGGCCGCCTCCTGTAATAGCCGCTGTAGGTACTGATTTAACTCGTCTCCAGTTGGTATTGTCTCGACTGACTTCCAGCCATAAAGTGCCAGACACATCGCTTTCCGCACTTACGACCAGCTCTTGCGCATAAGTGGCAGCATTGGCCATAGCGGTAGCAGTTGCGGTTACGGTCAAATCTCGGCTTGTTCCGGTAAAGGTTGCTGAGATGCCTAAATTTGTAGAACTATCGTCAAACCATATAGCTGCAGCAGCGATAAAAGCAGCTCGTACTGTAGCCGCCCCAAGAGTTGATGTAACACTACCTGATACTTGAGTTAACAAGTTAGCCGCTGTATTGCTCGCCACGAGCTGTGCCGCTGCAGTCCAAGGCTCAGAGCTTAACCGGCTAAAGGCCCGGATGGCCCCTCCGGTAATCGTCGTCGCAATGCGACAGCGGATAAACTGGCAGCGAACAGGGAACGTATAAATAATCGCTGAAGCTGAAGCGGTAATCGCTCCCGTTATGGGCACACCCGTCACCAAGGCAGCGTTAAACACGGGCAAAGCGACCCAGTTGGTGCCGTCGTTGCTTTGCTCAAAAATAAAGGTACCGCCGGTGCCAGTTGATACGATCTGAACGGAAGCGGACCGTAAGTTAGAGACATCAAGCCCAGCCGCTCCCGATGGGTTGGTTAAAATATTGTTCACAACTGCCGTTTGAGCAGCAGCACCGGCTTGAATTAAAGCCCGCTCTTCAGTAGGTACTGGCGACTGGTTGCTTGCAATAGCGACCGGCTGGCTGGCAGCCATCAATGCCTGACCGGCTGCGGGCACTTTGGCATTTAAAGCGGCAAGAGTTGCTTCAGTAGCCGGTGAGGCAATGATTTTGGCCAGTATATCAGCAAGTGCGGTGATGATCGTGTCTTGCCTAGCCGAAGTAGCCAAGCCGATAGGTAGCGAGGTAACACTTACCGGCTGTGTTTCAGTCAGGTCAGCCTTGAGCTGTAGTTCACTTATCAGTGAATTGATCGCCGTCACGACATTGCCAAGGGTAGCCTCGGTAGCAGGCGCAGCGATCAGCTTGTCTCTGATCTCCGTTAGGCGGGTGATCTCCGTCGCCTGATTAGCTTCGGTCGCCGGAGCGGCGATGATTTTTGCCAAAATATTGGCAAGGGCAGTATTCGCCGTTGCCTGGTTGGCAGAGGTGGCAACTGCAGTCGTATCTTCATAAATGCAAGTCAGAACATCTGCTGCGTTGTGGGTAGTTGTGTCGAAGGTTAGCGTGAGCACATTGCTTGCAAAGCTGCTATAGCCTTTGCCGGTCACTCCGGCAGCAAAAATGATTGCCGATCTGGTCAGGTTGATCACCGCCAACAGGTTGCGCAGGGCAAAGCTAGGGGTGCTGCTAAAGTCGAGGGTACGACTGGCAGGTACAAAGGTCGGGGGTGTGCTTAGTATCGTTTTCATCCAAATATCAAGGCGTATGCTATGCTTTCATCCACACTCACACCATCTCCGCCACCGCCGGATGCAGCCGCTTCCAATACCTCTATGGTGACGTTGACCGGCTGTTGGGTAATGTTGATTTCGACCTCTGTCATATCGGGCGGGTAACGTCTTGGAGTATCTGCCAGCGACCTACGATGTAGGTGTGTCGCTTGCCGTTGGCGAGGGTAAACTCAATGTCATAGTAGTGGTTGCCTTCTGGCAGGTCGATGATCTGCTCATCGATCTGAAACTCACCGGCTGCAGCGTCGGTAACGGTGATGCCTGCGGCCTGTTTCAGGTCAAGCAGAGCTTCGTCGCTTTCCTTGCTACGCCTTACCTGCATCCGCACCGCTGCACCCGTGAGGTCAAGCGGTGACGCATTTAGTGTGACACTAAAAGTGACACCCCGAAAGGTATCACCCGTGATATGCGTCGGCAGGTTGTAGGTTTGGAAAGCCATTGATTGCCCATTAAAGGGTGTTTAAAGGCTTGTTAAACTGGATGTTCAGTATCTGAAGCGG